CGTGATCGTGATGTAGGCCGCCAAAACCGCCACCAGCGAAGCCGGCAACGAATAGGTCGCTGTCCCTTCCACCAACGAAATTGAATAGAGCGACGAGGTCCAGCGATTGACCTGCTTGTTGGCCCACTCGGACAGCATCAGATTTGTTTCGGTCTGGGCGCGGGACAGGTGTTCCGTAGTCAACTGGGTCGGGCGCATGGTCAGGCGCGCGAATGCATCCAGCGCCAGCGCCCCAATTCCCGGCGCGAACGCATACGTCCCGGATGATGCCATGAGTTATGATCCGTTGCCGAACCCGGACTGAATAGCGATCATGGATGCGGTGCCTGGCGCAGTGAACGAGTTCTGCGTCAGCCGGACCGCCCGCACCGGGGTGTGAATCGAGCCATCGGTATTGGCCGTCTTGGCCGCCAATGCCGCTACCGAAAGCACGGTTGGGAAGGTGCCGGAATACGGCGCGTTGGGATCGTCGTAGGTGTATTCGACCGTGAAATTGATTGTTCCCGTGACCGTGACGAAAATACCAACGTTCATCGGAGTAACCGTGTGATCCAGCACAAACCATGCGCTCGATGCAACGCCGCTCGTTCCCACGGTCACGGTGCCGGCAACCGTGCCGGTATGGGTCACGGAGCTGACGGTTGCAAAGTCCTGGGTTGTGGATGCGGCACCAGCATTGGCGCCGGTAATGGTTTCGGTCAGCGCCGCGCCGGTGCGGGACTTTCCCGTGACTGTGAATGTGATCCCGGAATCATTGCCTCCCGAAGTCACAATCACGCGGCGCGCCGCATCGAGCGTGGCCACGCCGCTTGCGACCGTCGACCCGTTGAGCGTGATGGCACCAGCCCCAGGCGATTGCGACTGGGCGATATTGTTCGCCGAAGCCGCAGCAAGCGCCAGCTTGGCCTGAAACGGAATGGCCATTGATTACTCTCCCAAAAAGAAAGTTGGGGGGCGCGAAGCCCCCCGTCAGTTTCAGAAGTTGGTGTACTGCGTCTGGCCGAACAGGCCGATCGTTGACGAGACATTCGCCACCGAAACAGTAATCGCAATCTGGAGCTTCTTGGTGCCATCAGACGCGGACTGCACGGCGTAAGTGCCCCGCACGTCACCTGTCACGGCGGTTGCCGGCGACGTGGTGTCCGCCACCAGAAATCCCGTGCTTGAGGTCACGAACGCGCTGTTCCAGAAGATGTCGGCATAGAAGAAGGCGTCGGTTCGAAGACCGAAGCCGAACACGTCACCTGTGCCGATCTGGACCGTACCCGCAACGGTTCCCGTGTGGGTCACGCTACGGATATACTTGAACGCCTTCTTGCCACTCGCCGTGCCGGCATTTGCACCCGTGATGGTTTCCACCATTGGGTAGCCATAGACATCGAAGCCGGTCACGGTGAACGTGATGCCGGAGTCGTTGCCGCCGGACGTGATGCGGACATTGCGCGACACGGCCTTGGTCGGGTCCCACGATTTGATCGTTGCGGACTGCCCGAAGGATACCGACCCCATCGCCCCATCAATGGCCAGAAGGCCAGTAACGGTTGCGCCCGTGTCCGAGCGAGCGATGGAGGTGCCGACCGTGATGCCGGCACCGGAGACCGAGACAAGCGTAATAGCGCCGGCCCCAGGAGACTGGGACGCGGCAATGTTGTTGGTCTGCATCTGCGACGGAGCTGCATCGACGACCACGTAAGAGCCGTCGATGAAGCCATACGTCGGAGACCCGAAGTCCTGACCGGGGTGATAGGTGAACGGAACGCGCGGGTCGAGCAGCATCGTCCCCATCAAGAACGGCGACGGGCCGCTCTCGGGGTTGAGATTGGCCACCTGACCCGGCGTGTTCTGCTCATTGAACGTCACCACAGGGCCGCTGAAAGGGGTAATCGACATCAGCCTCTCCTGTGATTACGAGGTCGGGAACGAACCGTACATCGCGCGCGGATCATTGGCGCCGAACGAATAGCGTTCGTAGCCCTTCACCAGCAGGTTGTCGGTCACGAAGTCGACCTGCATGTCCATCTCGAACGGCTTGCGCTCCATATGAAGCAGCCCTTCGATGTTGGTCAGCAGGAACCACGCATACGGCGAGGTCAGGAAGTCCATGACCATGTAGCCGTCTGGCAAACCGCCCGCCGTCGAGTGAATGGCATTCACGTCATTTGACGAGGTGCCGGGGCGCAGTTCGGTTTTGGTCAATCGAACCGCGACCGCCTCCAACTGCGGTGGCACGATCAGTTTGCGCGCGCGCGCAAGCACACGCAGACCCGCTTCGTCGTAGAAGTTGGTGCGCGTGTTGACCATACCCTGCAACAGCGATGCCTCGTTGAGGTCGAGGTCGATCGAGAACCGATTGCCCCACGTGCCGCCATCGTAAGGGTGGCTTGCCGAGCACAGGGCCACGCCATCGCCGCCGACAGACGGATCGTAGGTGGTGGCATTGTTGAGCACGTTCGCGCCGAGGATTTCCTTGAACTGCGCGAACGAGTTCTGGAGACCCAGATTGGTCGGCTTGAACTGCTTCTTGTACTGATTGTCGTCGATCGCCTTGCGGGTAATCGCGTACAACAGGCCGATTTCCTGATGTTCGAAATTCCACACAAAGCGTTCGCCGGCACCGTTGTCGGCGTTGGTTGCCGCGCCTTCCTGCTTGTACTGAGGCAAGCCGAGGAAGCGCATCTGGGTCGAGCGTTCGACCGCCATGTCCGATTTGTGGACCTTGAACACCTTGTCCCACTGGCGCGGGATTTGGTCGTACTGGCCACGCACATCAAACAGGCCGGGCATAAGCTCATTTTTGATTTGAGCGAGTGAGATTGCCATTGTTCATGCCCTCCGTTAGATGCCGGTCGTCTGAGCGACGTTGGCCGTCACGACGATCCAGTTATTGGCAGAGGCCGAGTCCGAGCCGTTGCCGATGCCGTCGTACAGGCCGACGATGCGCAGCGGCAGGGTAGCGGTCGTGCCCTGCGTGTTTTGATCGGCATAGGCACCGGACAGACCCGTCAGGGTCGAGCCCGTTCCAAGCGCGAGGTCGATCGTCTGGCCAATGTCGGCCAGCGTCACGGCGGTCGCGGTTGTTGCCGAGTTGCCGGTCTGGACGATGAACTGCGGGAAAGAGCCCGGTGCCACCGGAGTCACGTAAGCAATGGCGTCGGCAGCGGCATCCGAGCCCGGCCAGTAGGGAGACCATACGGTCTTGCCCTGCGAGACGGAGAGATACTTGCAGCCGACAAATACGCCGACGAATTGTGAGGCGGCGGTGCCCGCCGTCCACTGAGCGATGTAGCCGGTGCTCAAGAGCTTCACCGGATCATTCTTGTAGATTTTCGTTGCGTTGCCCGAGGCAATCTTGAACGTGGTGTTGGCGAAAGTCGGAGCCGCACCACCCGCGTTGCCGATCTGGGACAACCCAAACGGCGAAAGAACGTTTGCCATTGTGGTCAATCTCCATCGAGATTTTAGGGGGAAGTCACCAAAACGGGCATCGTCAGGTGAAGCGGTGAGCCCCGCCAGCGAGGCGGAGAAATACGAAAGCCCTCACGCGAGCGCCGCGCGAGGGCTTATCTGTTCGATGACTGGACTTATTCGATCGGCAGCGCAGGTCGTGCAACGCCCGACCGTTCGTAGCTGGATTTCACCGAGGCCGGCGTGCCGGTAAACCCGGACGGGACCGACATGCCAAACTGTTGTTTCTGGTCCTGCAACTGACGCCGGGCGCGCATCTGATCTTCCTCGCGCGCCTCCTCTGTCAATTCGACCTCACGCTCCATCAGCATGAGACCATCACGAATGATCGGCCCCTTATAGCCGGCCTGCATGAACATGCCGGGATGGCGATCGGCGGGAACAGCAATCCAGCCGTCCTGCGCGTATCCGGTCTGCGCTGCGATCTGGTCCTCGCCGTAGATCGTACAGACCTTCCATTCGTAGGTCATGCCGGCGGGAATAATGGCCGGGTCGATGTGGAATTTGTCATCATTGCCACTGCGACGGCGGGACACTTCCTTGCCGTCACGCATGACCACAACGCGACCACCCTTTTCGAGATCAGGACGCATCGGCTCACGATTAAGGCGCGGCCGACCGCGCTTGGCCTTGGGTTCGTCGCTCATGACAGCTTGCCTTCCTTTTCGAGAGTCTGCTTGGCCTTCCAATACGCCAGCGGCGTCATTCCAAGGGCCTCGGCCGTATCCGCCTCGCGCTTGGTCAGGGTGATCCGCTGTTTCGGCGCCGCCCCCGGCGCGCTATCACGTGACGGAGGAAGTGCCGCTGGCTTGGCAGGACGCTCCGTCACCTCGGGCCGCTCTTCGCGCTTCTTCGGTGCCTGACCGGTCATTTTCTGGTCGATGAACTGGAAGTATTCGTCGGAGTCCGGCGCCAGCCCGCTATCAACGGCCACGTGGTGAGCGGTGATCAATTTTTGGTTCTTGGTGGCGTCCGTCACATAGTCCGGATGCTCACGCAGATATTTCTGCGACTGCGGCGAGAACTGACTAACGTAGGTTTCGAAACCGTTATTCTCCGGCTCGGGCTTGACCTCGATCGCCGTGCGGCCATTGCGCAAGTCGTTCAGTTTGACCTCGGCCGCCGCAATCTTGCGCTGCGCCGCAGACATCCCGGACGAATTGGCGTTGTCAAACGCTGCGGCGTATTCCCGCTCGGCCTCCTGCGCCTCGGCCTCGGCCAGGGCAATGGCGCTCTCGATCGCGGTCTTGTCGGATGCCACCTTCTCGGCGCGGACACGGTCAGCAACGGTTCGCGCTTCATTGGCGCGGCGTTCCGCTTCCAGCCGCGCCTGACGCTCTTCGACAACTTTGCGCTCGGCCTCCTCGACCGCCGCACGGGTCACAGCGACAGGGTCTTCGGTCTCCTCCTTTTTGGGAGGCTCCTGTGACTTCTCCTCGCCGACCTCTACGTCGGCCTCAGGATCGTCTTCTGTGATTTCGATTTCGATTTCGTCTTCTGGATTTTTAGACATCGCGTCTCCAATCCCCCTCGCGCGAGAGGTTAAAAAACAACGTCAGGGCTGGAAATCCGGCCCATGATGTGAGCCTCTTCGACGATGCGGCAGCGCACGCCGTTGACATCCAGCGGGACGCCATCGGCAACACGGATGAAAACCCAATCGCCGACCTCCACACTCTGCCCGTGGAATTTGCTGATCTCATCGTCAACAAAGGCGAGCGGGCCCTTCTTGATCACGAGGTGAGCCTTCCCCTGCCATTTCGACTCGTCGCGCGTCTTGCTGGTCAGGATGATGCCGGATTTTGTCGTCTCCGGCGGGATGTAGGTCGCGAGCAAAATCTTGTTGTGAAACAATTCGACGGTGGAAAGGTCGCCGACCTTTGCCATCAACTCCTGCGCGGGGTCGATGGCGTGAACCATTTTCATGGGGGGCAAGAGAACCTCCTGATTAGGGACCGAGCGCGCGGCGCCGGGCGTCTTCAACAATCTGCATCGCCTGCCGGATGCCGGCGATCTGGCCGATGCGGTATTTCAATTCCTCGGCCGACAGCGCGCGGCCGTTCGCAACACCCTCAACAAGCGACTGGCTTTCGACATCCAAACGTTTTGTGATGTCGGAAATAACCTTGGATTCAAACGGGTCGATCATGCACGGCGCTTCTGGGCCCGCGCCTTCTGCAAGCGGCCCTCGCCGCTGTCCGCACCGGCCTTGTTCACGCGGCCGCCCCGCTTGCGCGGTGGCATCGGGCCGGCATCAGGTGGAACGACAGGAGGAGCCGGCGGCATCGGGGCAACATCCGGCTTTCCGACCATGATATTCACATTGGTCTTGCCCTTGACCTTGCCGCCTCGCGCATACTTGTCGAGCCGCGCCTTTGACTTCCCGCCCTCGGCGCGGACATCTTCGTCCTTCATCACCTTCTTGATGAGCTTGCGATCCTCGGCCGCATCGGAATGGGTTCGTCCGCCACGGGCACGGCCAACGATGCGGCTAACGCGCGCCTTGGCGTCCGTCTTGTAAGGGTGGCTCATGGCTCACGCTCCTTGGGTTAGTTGAGGGCTGGGCTGCGGGGATTGCTGCGGTTTCGGCGCTTCCAGCGCCTCAACGCGATCGAGCAACGCAAGGATGACAGGAGCCAGTCGATCACCGGCGATTAACTCTTCGATTTCGGAACGATTCATGGATGCCTCAATTCGGTTGATGCGGAACAAATTCGGCCATGGTGCTGTCAACGACGCCCTGACTGCCGGGATGGATGGCAAGGGTCTTGGCCAGATCGACCCCTGCCAGTTCGCGCTTGAGTTCGCGTTCCTTGTCCTTGTCGGCGAGGTCGGCCTGTTTCATCGCGGCGCGCGCCTGCAACTCGCTCAGCTTGGCGGCAGCTTGGGCCTTGACCGGATCAATCGGTGCGGGGCCAGGCGGTTGCGGCGGCAGGAACAGGCTGTCCACATCGTCGATGCCGATGATGGACAGGATACGCTTGTCGACCGCCGTCTTGTCCATTTGTGGGTTTGTCGCCGCCACCTGCTTGAGCGCCATCGCTTTCATGATGCGGTGGATATGGCTCGGCGTGTTAGGGTCCGACTGCGGGTCGAGGCCATAGGTGTCGAGCGCCTCAATCACCAATTCCTTGGTCAGCCGCTGGACCTTGCGCCGGTCCCCGCGCCACAACGATTCCGGGTCTTCGCGGAACAGCTTGGCGAGCAATTGCAGCTCTTCGGACTGCGCATGGTGCAGGTTCTTGTGCACCGCGCTTTCGATCTTGGTGGCCTGCTCGATCAAGGCGATGGTGGTCCCGACAGGGGCATCCTGACGCCCTTCGCCAACCTGAATTTCGGCCGAGCCCGCCACACGGCGGGTCGCATCCTGCACCTTGTCGATCAGAGACATCAGACCGGGGGTCACATCCTTGTAGGGCAACGCCATGACGGCATCGCTGATCTTCATGCCGTTGGTAGCGATTTCCTTGCCTTGCCCCGGCCCCACGCGGATGGTGTTGTCGGTGAGGCCACGGGTTGCCTCCTTGGCGATCAGGAAGCCGGGGAATGATGCAAACATCCCGGCGTCGAGAGCCTCGCGCCATGCGCCTGTCAGGGTGCGGGTCGAATTGCCCAAAATGTGCAAAAGGCCGATGCCGTAGAAGCCAACCCCCCGGATATAGCAATAGTGAACGAAGGTCGTGTCGCGCAGGCATTCAGTGTCTTCCGGCGCCCAGTCGCGAATGATTGCGAGAATCTTCCGGCTGTCCTTCTCGATCGTGACACGGTACGGCAACGCGATCTGCTTGCCTTTGAATGGCGCTGGTGCGAAGTCGTCGAGGTCCAACTCGCAATAGCACTCGTAAAGGGTGTGCGGCTGATCCTCGGGCCGCACGGCCTCTGTCTCGCGCCCCTCAATGTCCCCTTCGATCTTCTTCGCCGTTGTTTCAGTCGAGCGCGTTGGCGAAGTCAAATCGACCTGACGGTAATGGCCGGCCACCTGCATCCGCCGGATCGTGTTCGGTGACGCCTCCGAACGATGCGTGACGCGTTGGGCTGATTCCAGATCGGTGGCGCTGGCATCGACGATCAGATCGGCGGCATCAACCGATTCCGATGTCGGGCGGCGCTTGAACGGGTGCCGATAGACCTTTTTGAATCCAGAGCCCCCGAATACTGTCATGAACAGCATCCGGTCGGTGTCCGGGTAAAATTCTTTGGCGCACCGGGTCAGAAATCGGTTGGTCTGCTTTTCAAGCGCCTCCGCCAGCTTGTCGGTTCCTCCGGTCTCCTCGCCGTCATTCGTGACCTTGACCGGTCCGGAGGCGGGCAGCAGTTCGGCCCGCGCCGTGGCCTGCGCCTGCAAGACGGCCTCCAATAGCAATGGGTGGCGGACCCTGCTCATGCCCTCGACCCCACCCGCGTCAGAGCTGGGGTTTTCCAACTTCAGCCCGAGCAGCTCGAAACCCGCCCGGCGCGTTTCAAGCCACTCCTGTCGGCTCCCGTCGTCGGCCTCGATCCCCTCGATCAGATCGGAGGCAATGTGATCGAGTTCGCGCTCATCCACCTTGTCCGCAAGATTGGCCCAATGGGCGTCCTTGTCGACCTTGGCCTCATCCTTGCCGCCCAGATCAATCTCAACGGACCCGTCAGCCAGGCGGATAATCCGCGCGCCGGTCTCCGGGTCTATCTCATGACCTTCTGGCGCCTGCTCGTCGACATCAAATTCGATGGACCCATCATCGAGCGCCTCGGGACGAGGCGGCTCGTGCAGGTTCCAGATCGGCGAAGTCATGAGCGCAACCGAATCCTATCCAGTTGCTGGCGCTGCATTTCCAAGGCCCCCAACTGCTTGGTGGTCAAATCATATACGTGGGACCGATCAGTCTTCTTCTGCTCGATTGCTCGGTTTGTCGCTTCGACAAGAGCCAAGGCCGGGTCATAGCGACGGGTCAGCCGCTCGTTGAGGATGTCGGCCTCGGTTTTCTGATTTCTGAGAAACTCGGCAACGTTGCGACGGCACTCCTTCACCTCGCGCTCCGCCGCAAGGCCGGCCGCACTGCCCCAGTCACGCTTCGCCTCAAGCGTCAGGCCGAAAACAAGCGCCGCCTCTCCCGCCCGCTGCATCCATGCGGCAAGCCGCAATCGCAACGACGTAACAATCCGTTTCATTAGACCCCTCACACAGGATAAAGCGGTTCTGGCTTGCCACCGTAGTTCCGTGCGGCCTGATCCTCTTGATAGGCACGCTCGGAGCGATGGGTGATCAGGCCGCTTTCACGCAGATGTTTGAGCGCCTGCGTTGCGCTGTCTGTTAAATCGCGGTAACGGCCGCGTGGAAACGACTGCATCTCGACAATGACGAGATCGGCCCACTCCCGATCCGGGGCTGAAACGAGCCGCTGGCTGAATACCGGCTGCACTGCGTGCGCGCGCGAAACCTTGTCGCCGACCGGCGTGACCAACTGAATTGCCCATGACTCACCGACATGCAGCCGCCGCAGCTCCTGCGACACGGTTATCCCTGTCGCCTTGGCCTCGATCAGCAGCAGATCGACCTTGTAGCGTCGGCACGAATAAGCCAGCCACTCGCACAAGCCCCAATCGGTCTGGGTTCGACGGTTGAATGCCTCCTCCGTCTCGCCCGGCTCACGTGCGGATTCAGGCCCGTGCAACTCAAGGAATTTGCGCCAGGCGTGCATCAGCATGATTTTCGGAGCGCCGAGAGCATCGCGATAGACACCCCAGATCGTCAGCGCCGACGGATCGTTAGTTTCCTTCTCGGTGTAGGCCGTATCAGCCGAGGCCAGCACAAATTCAAACGGCGGGAACTTGTTGTTCGGGTCTTCCCAAAGGCCCCACCAGTCGCGCTTGAAGATGCCGCCGCCACGCGGCGTCGGGGCTTGCTGGTACTGACCGTTGTAGGCGTAGGGACCGAGATCGTTTTGCAGCTGCTCGACCACGTGCGCCGGGAACCTCCCCGGCCACGCCAACTCGCCCTCATCCTCACGCGGGTCCGACCATCCGATGTCCGTTTCACACCGTCGTCCGGGATCAAACTCCATCGGGATCATCAGGTGCACATAATCCATGGCCCCCGTCAGGATTGCTCCTGAGACATCGGCCTCATGCACCCGCTGCATCACAACAACGATGGCGTCAGCCTCAATATCATTGAGGCGATTGAGCATCCCTTCCTTGAACCACCTGACGGTTTCAGTTCGAACCGCTTCGGACTCAGCTTCCTTGATGTTGTGCGGGTCGTCCAGAATGACCCTGTTTCCCCGCTCGCCTGTGCTGACGCCCTCAATCGAGGTGGCCAGTTTGAATCCCGTTACGCTATTCGAAACCTTTGTTTCGCCCACCTTGCGGGGCTTGAAAGCGTGGCCCCACATCTCCTGATATTCCGTCGACAAAATCAGATCGCGGAACCTCCCGTTATCGCGCTCGGTCAGCTGGACCGAATACGAAAATGCGACATACCGCAGGTGCGGCATCTCGCACGGGCCCCATTCCCACGCGGGCCAGAACACGTCCACCATCAACGATTTCATGAAGCCGGGCGGCACATTTATCAGCAGGCGGTTGATCTCGCCGCGCGTGACCGCCTCCAGATGCTCGCAAATCGCTTCCAGCGCCCAGCCTTCCACGAATTTCGTCGATGGCTCCAAGATGTGCCAAAAATAGCGGACAAAGTGGAGCAGCCCGCCTCGCCCGGCCTGCCGCTTGCGCTCCTCGCGCAACCGCATCTCATGGAGCATGGCATTGAGCCGCAGCAGCTTGTCGCGGCGGCCATCCGCCTCAGTGTTTAAGGCCACCATCGCGCTTAACGGGCGTCAGCGTGATGCCCAATTCCCGCGCCTGCGTCAGCACCTCGTCCGCCAGCGCGGCGTCGTCCATGTCGGTAAAGGCACCGGGCCCACCGACCTCTTTCCGCTCCACGTACATGCCGAGATGTTTCCCGAGAAGCTCAAGCGCGCGGTTGGCAACATTGCCCTGATAGGTATATTCACCCGTGGGGTTGCCCTCGCCGTCCGTAACCGCCTCGTGCTGCATCGCCCGCTCGACGTTCTCCATCAGCGTCCGGATGACCCACTCCTTGGTCAACGCAACCTTTTCGACGGCCTTGAGCAGGCCCTTTTCGTAAGTGGCCGCACGCTCTCCGAGGATTTCGTCGATCCGGGCGCGCACCATATCTCGTTTCAGCATTCGACTAGCCGACACGCTGGCCGTGTTTTTCGACTGCGGGGAAAACCCGCTATCCAGATACGCCTCTGCCGGCCCCATTCCGCTCGCGATATTTTGTGCAAAACGCTCATAGCGCGGGTTGAGCGGCTTCTGACGCTTTTTTGCCGCGGTCACCGGCCTACGCCTCCGTACGGCATGTCTCGATCACCTTCGAATTCGAAAAGGCGCACAACAGTCTCGTCAGACATACGAGCAACCCGATGTTTCATGTGAAGCGTTGGTCTAGGGGCAGGATTTGAGTCTGCAACCTCCTGCACCCACGGCAGTCGCGCTGCCGACGGCACTACACCCAAATATGGCGGAGGGTGAAGGAATCGAACCCTCTTCCTTGCGGAGGCGCGGTTTTCAGGACCGTGTGCTCACCTTGAGCGCCACCCTCCAGATTTGGAGCCGCCGGTCCGGGTTGAACGGACGACCTGCCGATTACAAATCGGCCGCTCTCCCAGCTGAGCTACGACGGCGTAACGGATGGGGCGAGAGGGCTCCGACCGTAGATTTTATGGCCCAAGGCTCTGGCTAACTCACGATCCGACCACGATAGCCGTTGATCCGAGAGGTCAATCACCACGATGCCTTGGTCATGGAAGCCATGACGCTTCACCGCCTCGATATCCGCTGACCTGCCAGGCGAGGGAAAGTTGGTGCGCATATCACAGGCGCGAGATCGAAACGGCGATCGGACCGCGCTCGCCTTCGCGAACATCAAATCTGATCTCGACGCCCTCGTCGAGGCTACCCTCAACACCAGAATTTTTGACTTCGCGCATGTGCAAGAAAACGTCGGAGCCGCCGTCACGCTTGACAAACCCATAACCTTTGTCCGCGTTGAACCATTTGACGACGCCCGTGAATTGACCCGTGCCAGACATTTCAAGCCCCTGAAATGGACAAGCCGGCGCAGAATTGGCGCCGGCCGGACATAAAACCCCATTGTCGAGATTTCATCGCCAATGTGCGTGATTTGCGGAAAAACCAGAAATTATAATTTTGTAATCATAATTACATTGCGGAAATAATCCATCGTGCTCATCCGCCGCGACCGCCGTCGCAACCGTAGATCCGCGCGGCACAATAACGATCTGCATTCCGGTTAATCGCGCGGCCGCCAGTGCAATCGCCATCCGATGGGTGCCTCCGGTGCAGAGCGAAACGATGTTAAGTTGGGGATGTAGAGTCACAATCATTTAATCCCCGCGCTTCAAGATCATCTATGTTTTTGGCAAAAGGACGAAAGCTGATCGCGACGACATCGGGGTTTTCCTCCCATGAGCCGTTGCCATGAATGTTGATCCATAAGCATCGGAACGCTTCAATTGGGTCGGGTGATCCACCGCAGCGCAGTGTGTCATCCTCGTTCCAAGTTCCGTAACAGCCGTCGCGATATTCAATACCCTCTCGAATAGCATCTTCCGCGCTGATATCTTGCAACCGCTCGACCTTCACGCTTTTGACGATAAGCGTCAGTCGAGACGCCCAACGCGGCATATGCATCGCCGCCCTTAACCTGCCGAACGCCCACAATGAGTTTCGGTTTTCTGGATCGGCTTCGTAGGTTATTTTGAAGCGCTCCGGCGCAAGAAGGCGCGGGGACAAGATGTCTTGACTGTGGAGAGTGCGCCATGCTTCACGCACATACATGCGGTCTCCTGGCTTGGCGAACTGCCAGCGGGACGGATGGCTTATTATCCAATTGGCGGGTGCAATCTCGCGATAATCAATCCCGCGAAGCTCGTAGTCTTCCATCTGTTCGCTAGAAATTCCGATGACTTTCTCGTGCTTGGTCCACGCCAAACGCCGCGTCTGCGTCTTGCCCGTTCCCGGATTTTTGATCTCTCGCAGAATTGCGCGGACCATCTGACCCGAGAATATGATCGGCCTGTCGGTCATCAGAAATCTCCCGGCGCGACTTGCGCGCATGGGATGCCTGCGGAGCGCCACGCATTGACA